ACAAAAAATTTTGGCTGGATCAAAGCGACAGTCTTATGTACGCAGGTAAAGCTGAAGGTCTTTTAGAAACACGCCGTGCACGTATGCCGGCATTTTTTGAACATAATAATGTCAATCTCCCTCAATACGCTTGAAACGTTTGGCTTTACAACCAAACAAATCATAACAGAAATGGAGGAAAACTTCCCCCCGTTCAACCCATCTCCTTCGGATTCAATGCAGGTACTTATGTATAAAGCTGGGCAACGATCCGTAGTTGAGTGGTTTATTGATAAACTAAACGAGGAAAATTAAATGTCAGCACAACATCTAAGGAATGTTGCACTTGCTATGGGGATGTCCCATGCACACGTAGCTACCGCACAGAATGCAAACCAGCTGCGGTACATGATTAAAAACTACCAACCGGCACCTCCTCCACCGCCTGCACCTCCAACCCCACCACCGGTACAAGCTGCCCCTAAGCCACCGTTACGCATTTCAAAAACACAAACAATGGGTGTAAAGCGTAACAATAAAATTAAAAATAAATCAAAAGACAATCTTCGGATTGGTCGTACAGCAAACGTCCAACCACTCCAAGCGGGTGCAGTTGGTTACACCGGACTTAGAATTAGTTAATTATGACAGCACGATCTAGGTATGAACTCCTGACTAAATACCGTCATCAGTTTCTAGACATGGCTGTTCAATGCTCTGAGCTGACCCTTCCATATCTCATTCAACGTGACGAGACACGGATCACATACAAAAACATTATCACGCCGTGGCAATCGGTAGGTGCCAAATGTGTGGTGACACTAGCAAGTAAGCTGATGCTTGCATTGCTACCTCCACAGACAACGTTCTTTAAACTACAAGTAAGGGACGACAAACTTGGTACCGAGCTGCCGGCAGAGATTCGATCCGAATTGGATCTTAGCTTTGCAAAGATCGAGCGTATGGTAATGGATAGTATTGCTGCATCAAGTGATCGAGTCACTGTGCACCAAGCTATCAAGCACCTTGTGGTTGGTGGTAACGCACTGCTTTACATGAGCAAGGAAGGGATCAAGCACTACCCATTGAACCGCTATGTTGTAGACAGAGATGGGAACGGTAACGTCGTTGAGATTGTTACCAAAGAACTGATCCACAAAACACTACTACCAAAAGAGCATGTACAACCTAAGGATTACATGCACGACGGAGCAGCAGAAGAGAATGAAGTAGCTATTTATACCCACGTCAAACGCGACGGTAATCGTTGGATATGGTACCAGGAATGCTACGATCAAGTTATCAAGGGGTCCGAAAGTAAAGCACCTGCTGATGCATCACCTTGGATTGTGCTCCGGTTCAATTCAATCGACGGTGAGAACTATGGACGAGGGCGTGTTGAAGAGTTCTTTGGTGACCTTAAATCACTAGAGGGTCTCTCGCAAGCAATGGTAGAGGGTAGTGCAGTAGCAGCGAAAGTTGTCTTTACTGTGTCTCCATCTAGTACTACCAAACCAAAGACACTGGCTCAAGCAAGCAACGGTGCGATTGTTCAAGGACGACCAGATGATATTGGTGTCGTTCAAGTTGGCAAGACTGCAGACTTTGCTACTGCAATGCAGCAGATGCAGACTCTGGAGCGTCGCCTTGCAGAAGGGTTCCTTGTACTTACGGTACGACAAAGTGAGCGCACCACTGCAGAAGAGGTACGTCTTACACAAATGGAATTGGAACAACAACTCGGTGGGCTGTTCAGCCTGTTGACGGTTGAGTTCCTGGTTCCGTATTTGAATCGTAAGCTGTTGGTCTTGCAGCGCAGCGGTGAGCTGCCACGCATTCCTAAAAACCTAGTGAAGCCAGTAATTGTTGCTGGTATCAATGCACTTGGTAGGGGACAAGACCGGGAGTCACTAACTGCATTCATTACTACTATTGCTCAGACACTCGGGCCTGAGGCGTTGATGCAATACATCAATCCTGATGAAGCTATCAAACGTCTTGCTGCTGCTCAAGGTATCGATGTACTTAACCTTGTTAAGAGCATGGAAGAACGTGCGCAAGAAGCACAAGCAGCAATGGAACAACAGCAGCAAATGGAACTTACCAAGCAAGCAAGTGCCTTTGCTAGGTCTCCACAAGCTGATCCAACAAAGAATGTAAACGCTCCCCCTATGTTAGATGCCGAACAAGTCCCGCCGGAAGCCCCCGGAGAAGCCGGTCAACAACAGTTTTGACCCGTATAGTAATTTAATTAATCAAAAGAAAAAGTTTGATTTTCCAAAAATAAATCCATTTAAAACCCCACCTATTAAAGATGCCGGACACAATGAGACATGATGCAAGTGAGCCCGCAGAAGTTACAGATCAGCGTGCTGCTGACGAAGCGGACTCACTTCGCATTGGCGAAGAACTTGCACGAGAACAAGAGCAACTCCTCGCTGGTAAGTACAGGAATGCTGAGGAACTTGAAAAAGCATATCTTGAGTTACAAGGGAAGCTGGGCTCACCCGAACAACAGCAGCCCGTAGAAAGCCCCCAGGAGGAGCCACAACCCCCTTCAACAGCAGATCTGCTGGAGCGGTACCAACAAGGTGATAAAGATGCCTTGGAGGGGCTCACAGTAGAGGCTCTTGCTGAAGCCTATCAAGAGTTAAAGGGGCAGGATAATTCAAACGACAGCGATCTCAGTGAGGATCAAGTTAACACTATTTATAACGCTGTAGGAGGTGAAGAGCAGTATGCACAAATGATGCAATGGGCTTCTCAATATCTACAACCCGAAGAAATCGCTGCTTACGATGCTGCGATTGACTCTGCCAATATGGCATCTATTAACCTTGCGTTGCGTGGACTTATTAGTGCATATCAAGATGCAAATGGTGTTGAAGGTCGAACCATTCAAGGTAAAACTCCAGCATCTTCAACGTCCAATGTATTCCGTAGTCAAGCTGAATTAATTGCTGCAATGAATGATCCCCGATATGACAGTGATCCGGCATATCGAATGGATGTAATGAGCAAGCTTGAGATGTCTCCTGAACTTCAATTTTAATGACAACTATTACTGAAGACGGTAACCGTCAAAATATCTACCCTAAAGAACCCCAAATGTATATGGACCCCAACTATCTTCAATCACATAACGAACGCGCAGAGATGCTTAACGGACGTTTGGCAATGCTAGGCGTAATTGCTGCCATCGGTGCTTATGCCACTACTGGTCAACTGATTCCTGGTGTATTCTAATGACTATTAAACTTACCGATGCCGCCGTCTATTACGGTGGGCTAGAACATCAACGTCAAGCGTGGGAGTACTTGCAAAGCAAACTTACCCAAGAAGTACTAGATGAATTTGGTAAGTTGTATAGAAAAAAAATTACACCTACTGCCTTTGTAACTATTTCCCAATTGGCACACGTCTGGGATTGCGACGAAAGTCTTATCAAACCCAAAGAAGTCGATGAGTTAAATAGTTGTCTTGAGGAATTTAAAATTACCACACCACTGCGGATTTGTCATTTCTTAGCACAAACTGCTCATGAATCCGGCGGTGGTCGTTGGAAAAAAGAATTGTCGGATGGTTCCTATCTTGAAGGTAGGTGGGATCTTGGCAATAAAAAGACTGGTGATGGCCCCCGCTTCAAAGGTGCCGGCTATATCCAGCTCACTGGAAGAGAAAACTACCAACGTTTTGCTGATTACCTCGGTGATCAGAAAGTAATGGATGGTTGTAGTTATGTAGCGGAAGTATATCCGTTTACATCTGCTGGCTTCTGGTGGAAAGATAACAACATGAATGAATTGTGCGACACACACCCAACAGTTAAACAAGTCACTCTTAAGGTTAACGGCGGTTATAACGGTCTTGAAGATCGACAAAACTATTTCAACCGTTGCTTAGATGTTATCTAAGTTCTGTATTTTATTTTATTATGCTATCTACACTTATTGCTTCTGCTGCTATCTGGACCGCTTCTTGGTATGGACCTGGCTATCACGGTAAAATTACCGCTAATGGTGAAGTCTTTAACCAGTGGGGTTCAACTGCTGCACACAAAACCCTGCCCTTCGGGACTCGCGTCAAAGTATGCAACAGGGATCTCTGCGAAACAGTAAGGATTAATGATCGCGGACCTTTTATTTATGGAAGGGACATCGACCTTTCCCGAGGAACTGCTGAACGCATTGGTATTGTTAACCGAGGCGTTGCTCCTGTAACTTACACAATCATCAATTAATTCAATAATCAATGACCGCTATTGCAACAACCTCTAGTCAACGGCGGTCATCACTGTGGGATTCGTATCTCAACTGGGTGACCTCTACCGACAATCGTATTTATGTAGGGCATTTCGGTGCTCTAATGATCCCGTGTCTTATCACGGCTACAACCGCATTTATCCTGGCATTCATTGCCGCACCACCTGTAGACATCGATGGCATTCGTGAACCAGTCGCCGGCTCACTCTTGTACGGCAACAACATCATCTCCGGCGCTGTTGTCCCAAGTAGCAATGCCATTGGGTTGCACTTATACCCCATCTGGGAAGCTGGTTCGCTTAGCGAATGGCTATACAACGGCGGACCCTATCAGCTTACCGTCTTCCATTTCCTTATCGGTGTCTTCACTTACATGGGACGGGAATGGGAACTTAGTTATCGACTAGGGATGAGGCCCTGGATTTGTGTTGCCTATTCTGCTCCAGTCGCGGCTGCAACAGCCGTATTCCTTGTCTATCCTTTCGGTCAAGGTTCTTTCTCTGATGCTATGCCTCTGGGTATCAGCGGCACCTTCAACTACATGCTTGTCTTCCAAGCAGAGCACAACATTCTGATGCACCCCTTCCACATGCT